GCGTGGTCATCGAAAAAACTGGTTACAGCATCAAAGAAAAAACCTGAGAAGATTCTAATCATTGCGAACAAATTGGACACTTCAATGGAATTCGCAAATAAGGTTAGAAGTTTTGTTGACCAATGGCCTTCATGGTTTGGTGTTGGTTTTTCACAAGAAAAAAATTCACAAAGACACTTTAAATTAACTAATGGGTGTGAGGTAAAAGCCGTTGCAACATCAAAGGATGCCTTGCGTGGTTATACTCCGACCATTTTGATTTTTGATGAGGCAGCGTTTATCGATGCTGATGATGACTTCTGGTCTGCGTGTATGGCATCACTTTCTACAGGTGGTAAGGTAATCGTTATTTCAACTCCAAATGGTTTTGACCCAATCTATTACACCATCTATAATCAAGCTTTAAAAGGTATGAATGACTTTAAGATTACTGAAATGTTTTGGTACAGAGACCCAAGATATGCTGGTGACTTAAAACTTCTTAAGGTGAAAGATGTGATTCACTATATGTTAAATCGTGAAGATTATAAAGATGATGAAATCACAATAGATTACTCACATATTAAGCCGAGAGAAAGAAATTATGAGGAAATCAAGAAACACCTATTGGACGGGTACAAACCCTATTCTTCATGGTTTGAAGGAATGTCAAAAAAACTCAAGTTCGACAGACGTAAAATTTCACAAGAGTTGGAATGTAATTTCTTGGGTTCAGGGGATAATGTTATCCCAAATGATACGGTAGAAAATATCAAACAAAACTTTATGAGACCACCTGAGAATAAGTTTATGGGTGGTGCTTTATGGCAATGGAAGGAACCTGTTGCGGGTCATAAATACATTATGGGTATTGACGTATCTCGTGGTGATAGTGAAGACTTTACCACTTTTACCATTATTGATTTTGATGAGAGGGAACAGGTGTTGGAGTACTTAGGAAAGGTACCGCCTGATGTTGCCGCTGAGATTGCATATAAATGGGCAACCATGTATTCTGCGTTCATTGTTATCGATATCACAGGAGGTATGGGTGTATCTACATCACGTAAACTTCAAGAGATGGGTTATAAAAACCTTTATGTTGATGGTGTGAATGTTGCCGACAAATGGAAATATAATCCTCGTGCACAAGAAAAAATACCAGGTCTTAACTTTAATAGTAAAAGGGTTCAGATTGTTGCTGCTTTTGAAGAAGCGTTAAGACATAACTTTATTGTTCGTTCATCTCGTTTGGTAAATGAGTTGGGTACATTTGTTTATGTAAATGGTAGACCTGACCACCAAAAAGGACAACATGATGACCTTATTATGGCAATGGCAATGGCTATTTATGTGGGAGAAACATCATTTGCCGAACTTGAAAAGGTTACAGAACAGACAAAAGCCATGATGGAAAGTTGGATGGTTAACGAAACACCTGTTAAAAATACATCCAATGATTTTAATCCAGGTGTACCTGTAATGCCAGGAGGGATAAACCAACATAGAATGAATAGAAGTGCGACAAAAGAAGACTACCAAAACCACTCATGGTTATTTGGTAGGTTTTAATTGTTTAGTTTAAATTAAAGTTGGTTAGTATTTATGTATAAAAGATAATGGCACAGAACTACACCATATGGCAAAGACTTAATAAAGTATTTGGTCCCGATTCAACGTTGGACCAACAAGCCCCTGTATTTAAGTTTGATAAGAAAGAGTTATTAAAAACTCCAAACAAGCAAGAATACGAAAGAGAAAAACTACAGGCTCAACAGACTTTATATTTAGGTCAACAATGGCAAAAGATTGAAAATAATCTTTACACGCAAGCCGTATATTACGAACCAACAAGATTGGCGTCTTTCTACGATTATGAAAGTATGGAATATACACCTGAGATTTCTGCCGCATTAGACATCTACGCTGAAGAATCAACAACAACAAATGAAGATGGATATATATTACAAATTTATTCTGAAAGTAACAGAATTAAGGCCGTACTTGGAGACTTATTTAACAATAGATTGGACATTGATACTAATCTACCTATGTGGACAAGAAATACTTGTAAGTATGGAGACAATTTTGTCTACTTAAAGTTGGACCCTGAAAAAGGTGTGATGGGTGCACAACAATTACCTAACATTGAGATTACCCGTCAAGAGAGGGGTATGAAGATTAAACCTGAAAGAAATACCACTGAGACTGAAAATGATGCGTTGAAGTTCTTATGGCAAAATAAGGATATGGTATTTAATACGTGGGAGATTGCTCACTTTAGATTATTGGGTGATGACCGTAAGTTACCTTATGGTACTTCAATGTTGGAAAAAGCCAGAAGGATTTGGAAACAACTTATTCTTTCTGAGGATGCGATGTTAATTTATAGAACATCAAGAGCACCTGAAAGAAGAGTATTTAAAGTTTATGTTGGTAATATGGACGACAAAGATGTTGAACCGTATGTACAAAGAGTTGCCAACAAATTCAAACGTGACCAAATTGCTGACCCTCAAAATGGTAATGTGGACTTGCGTTACAATCAAATGGCGGTTGACCAAGACTATTTTATACCTGTTAGAGACCCCAATGCTCCAAACCCTATTGACACCCTACCTGGTGCACAGAACCTCTCTGAGATTGCAGATATTGAATATATCCAAAAGAAACTATTGACAGCACTTCGTGTACCAAAAGCATTCTTAGGTTTTGAAGAGGTTGTTGGTGATGGTAAGAATTTGGCGTTACAGGATATTCGTTTTGCTCGTACAATCAACAGAATTCAAAAATCTATGATTCAAGAGTTAAACAAAGTTGCCATTATTCACTTATATCTATTAGGTTTTGAAGATGAATTGAACAACTTTACTTTAGGTCTTACTAACCCATCAACTCAAGCCGACTTATTGAAGGTTGAACAATGGCAAACCAAAATTCAACTTTATAGAGATGCGGTATCTGACCCTGGTAATGGTATTCAACCTGTATCTTCATCATGGGCTAAGAAACATATTCTTGGATTCTCTGATGAGGAAATCAAACTTGATTTACAACAACAACGTATTGAAAAAGCTGTTGGTGCTGAACTTGAAAAAACTGCTGAAGTTATTACCAAAACAGGAATATTTGCAAATATTGACAAGTTATACGGTAATAAAACTGCTGAAGGTGGTGCACCAGCTGGTGAAACTACAGAACCTGCTGATACAGGATTCGGTGGTGGAGGTGGATTAGGTGGAGACTTAGGTGGTGACCTCGGAGGAGATTTAGGTGGTGAAGCTGGTGAAACTGGTGGAGACTTAGGAGGTGACCTCGGAGGAGATTTGGGTGGTGGAGACTTAGGCGGAGCACCTGAAGGTGGCGGAGGTGAAGAAATCACCCCTGAAAGTACCAAAGAAAAAGACCTTAATCTTTTGATTGAGGATGACATGATTAAAGGAAAAACCGAGATTGACTTATCAAAAGGAAGAAAATCTTTGGGTGAAATTGAAGACAAATTGAAAACATTACTGGATGACTAATATTTATAATTAAAAAGATTATGAATACATTTGGTCAAATAAAAAGTAATATTGAATCTTTATTGTCTGAATCATATGGTAAACCTTCATTCAAAAACCATATGAAATCTTTCAAAAAGAACATTTTAGAAAACAAAAAACTTGCCGAGGCTTATTATTTATATGATGAGTTATCCAAGAAAAAAGGTATGAACAAAGACATATTGGACGATTATGTCAATGAAAGTTTTGATACCTTAAAGTCTATTTTAAAATCACAAGAAACTAAACTAAAAGAAGTTAACATGTGGGTTAGTGAAAATCTAACTAAGGGTGTTGCGAATTCTTATTCTGATATTGATACGGTGATTTATAATACTTCAGTTAAAAACTTGGAAAAAGTTTTGGAAAGTAAAAATAGAATCAAAAAAACATTAGGTGAATCTGTTAAACCAAAAACAGTTAATGAAACCGTTAATCTTCCACTTAGTACGATGTTAAAAATATCAACAAATACTTTTAACAAAGAATATAAAAACATATCTGAGGAAGAAAAAAATGAATTAAAACAACTTTTATCTTTGGACAAAAAACAATTGATAGAAGAAATTGAAAAATCAAAATCTGTTGTAATTGAAAAACTAACGACCAAATTAAATGAATCGACAGAT